CCCAAACCAATTTAAAGTCGTGTTATAGACTTGAGATTGGGATACGTGACCAGTAAATCTTTAACTGGCCACGTCTCACGATTTGGCTAGTATCGTCTCTGGTCACATGAACTTGTGACCGAAGACATTGTTCCCAGCCACCAGATAAAGAGGCAAACTGCCGCGGAATAACTATCCGGGCATTTACACTCTCGCACTGGTAGCGCGGGCTCCACTTAAATGTGCCTTGATTGGCTAACATTAAAGTGTCCCGGGGAACAATCCAGCCCAGTGCCGCAGACGTCTTGGATACGGCCGGAAATTTACCGGCTATACCTTCGATATGCTGCTGCACAATCTTCGCTGCACCCCACATGCCCCTGTTAAAGAGGCTATGGAATGTTGCGAATGCGGTCTGGAGACTAGCCCCATCAAATCGTGAAAAGCTCAGTTTTTTGAGCTTTGTCGGCGTCACATTGGTGCCCATAAAAGCATCAATGCCACAAGACTCGCGGAAATATCCTTTGAAACATGACTTTGTACGGTTAAACTTTAGACCGTACTCAGGAAATGTGTCAAATAGGATGTCTACGTATTTTACGGGGACAACTAAATCATCCCCATAAACGTAGAATTCGTCCGCTATCGCCTTGTATGGCGCCCGTGTAGCTACATGTATTGCGGCTACACCCAACGCGAAGTGCACTATCGACATAACTGGAAAACAAAGAGCTGATCCCATGGGGGCAAACTTCTTCTTGCGAAGGAGTCGTCCGTCTGGGAGCTCAATGAACTCCGTTGATAGTGCCAGGAGGGAATCCCGAAGTTCTGGGACGTCATCAAAAAGTACATCGACCAATGCGGTCGATATACGATCTGATGCTTCCTTCATGTCGAGGGTCGCGTACTTTTGCGACCTAGAGGCTTCAAGCGCGAGGTTACCATTGATTGATTGGTCGGTAAAATTAACCCGGCCTTTTGTCAACCAGTGGTTTTCCACATGCCTGTATAGCTCTTTTCTCAGCCCTTGCTGAAACCACATATATTCAGGTGGTTCCATGCAGATAATTCGCGGCCCTCTAGAGTCCTTAGGGACTAAAGAGAGTCGAGAAACTGCATGATCAGCTTTAGGTAGAGACTCGTAATCGCGTAGACGGTCAAATAGATGCTTACCACTAGCATAGTAGTAAGTGCGATAAGGGTACCGGGCGTGAATCCGCAGATATTTTGTTTGCGGTTCATACCGGTACTCCTCCGGAACGCGTGTTGAGCACTGTCCAGGGCCCGGTCGCGGCGTAATTTCTGCCGGATCGAATCCTCTGAACAACTTGCCGATGATGTTTTGGGCGTGGAAAACCACACCCGCCTTTTCGGGGAGAATTTCTTCTGCCTCGTTAAGTCCATCGTCGACCTGCTCGAAGTTGCGCACCGTTTCATCTATCACCTCCGTCTTGTATGGGACGTCAAGTTTGTAGAACATAAAACAAATTTGACGTAAGGACCTAACCGCCTCGCGGTCTGGGTCCACTAGCAATACACCTGTGGCATCAAAGACACCTCTGAACAAACCCTTCATAAAAGAAGGGAGCGTTCCCTTTGGCTGCTTCTTAAAAGCAGTCATTGGTGAGAATACCCCCTCTTGGAGCGCTACATCTAGCGCTTTGCCAAGAGAGGGTAATGTCTTCGTCACAAAGGACGTACCTTCGTTCTGAAGCCGACGCGTAGCGTAGGCAACATCTCGTTGGATGTCCTTATGAGCACAGGAGTTAAGGTTACCGACGTCCTTGAGGGACGCCGTTAGTAACTTGCCTATTAGGTCATCTGGCTTTAAGGTTGGCATAATTGCTTTCCTCCAGCTAGATGTAGGCAACCCCTCGCACTCAGCCCGTGGAAAATAGGGCTGAAACGATTTCTAGCATGCCAAGCAGGATGAACTCCAAATGGTAAAGGAGCTCATAGAATTCTGCTAACATAGCTAGTTACCGCCGACAAGCACGTCAGTAACATCAGACGCGTTGTCGAGGAAATCCGCTAAGCGGACGCACCGATCCAGTAGCAGTGAATCAGGCACCAATTTGTGCCGTGATATCACTACATGGACCGACCAGGGCAGAAGTATGCCCGGGTTATCAACCGTGTCTTCGTAAAAGCCTTGTAAGGCTACGAAGTGGCGGTTGCGTGCGGCAGAGTTGCCCAAATCCACAGTGTTTTTAATCACTAGGGATGAGGCAAGGTGTGAATCCACGCCAGTTTCTCGGCGAATTGAATTCATACCTTCTCTGCTTACCAGATCATAGTCATGATCAGTGGTTCCATCGTTCAGTGTGAGTGTGTTGCTAAGCATCTAATAAACCTTCCATTTTTGTGTTCCGGATCATTCCGGGGGCATTGATGGCCCTGGTTACATGTTAGCCCGTGCTAAAGCACCGGCGAGCACCAGCTCACGCGCCGACAGAGAGTCGGAGGCGGGGAGCGCGAAGCCCATATTGGGCATACCAGGTGTCCGTACGTATACGGAATTGGTTACACGCCAAACTCGTTGACCGTCGGGTACTTTGTAACTGTACCCGGGTGAGACCACGAAGTATTTACCATCTTCGCGAGAACGCACCTCCTCAAAGATCTCTTCACACTTAATTGAGTGACAGTAGTCTTTGATGTGAACCGTCAAATGTGGATCCTCGGCTTCCAACTGTCGTAACATGTCTGCTATCTTTAGCATCCAGTCTACGACGAAGGAGAATGGAATTGCATTCCATACATCCTCTGCTGTTGGCCGTAATCCAGCAACCCTAGCGAATTGTTGAAACGCGCTAGGTTTGCGATAGGTATACGAGCAACGTAACGTTGCGTGAAATATCGACCTGTGAGTATGTTTCCACAGGCCGAGATTCACGCGCGCCGTTGCACGAGTTCCCGAGTCAACCACCTCAGTATAGTGGTAGTCCCGGGTCTTCTTTCCAGCATCAATGAACTTATTCACCGTCTTCTCGAAGTTGTAAACCTGAGAAGCCAGTGTTTTTAGATCACTGACCAACGGCAACACGCCGAAGGAACCGGAAAGAAGAAGTTCAGCAGCTGACTTCGAGTTCCATGCGCTCCGATCCAGACCTACGAGCATTCGCTTAATGGTCTTTACGGAGACAAGGAGCCTAGGAATATCCTTTAGCTCCCATATGAAATTCGTTAGAGAGAAGCCATCATTTAACTGTGGCTTCAGCGCTTGCCAAGCACGCGCGGTCATCGCATCTGTTACCTCCGCAAGCGAAGGTTCAGGTGGATGGCCGGGTGTCGCGCACGCGCCTCCATATACTGTGGTAGTTACCACGTATGGATTCTCTGCCAAGCTGTAGCAGTACACCGGGGTATTTGCTACCCACGTAGTCTCTTTACGGTGCTCGCAGTAATTAAACTGCTTGCGTCCGTTACCATAGGTAATCTCGCCACTATTACTAGTGGTGGACCCCATGTAGAGACCCATTGAGTATACATTACTCAATGCCTGTGCTGCTTCTTCGTATTTAGCAGATAGCTCGGGGGCAAACGATTGTTTGGTCGCCGAGCCTAGCTTGTAATACGAAACTGAACTACCTGTCCTCTGTTTGGTTGGCATAATTTTCTCCTGATAATACGCTCTAGGAGACCCCCCAGTG